CCTAAAACAACCAAGCCCGCTAATTGAGCATGGCAGGCAAACCCGCCTACCACTTCACCCCCGACGCGCTCTTGACGGCGCTGCGCGATGCCGGCGGCGTCAAGCTGTACGCGGCTCGCGCCCTTGGCTGTACGGAGATGACGTTCTCCCGCCACCTGCGGGCAGCCTTCCCCGAGGGCGTGCCGGGCGAAATCCACGTCAATGCCCCGCCGGGGCACGTCGTCTCTGGCGTGTCCACGCTGGTCAAGACCCCCGACGGCGGGCTGCAATGGGTCAAGACCCGCGCCCCTGCGGACGCTGCCGCCGTCATCGACGCGCTGCGGAAGTCCATGGGCAAGATCCCCGCCGTCCCCCGCATCGTCGCCCCCAAGAAAGGCCCCGCCGACCTTCTGGCCGTCTACTGCATGGGCGACCCCCATGTGGGGATGTATGCGTGGGGCGAGGAGGCGGGCGACGACTTCGACCTGGAGATCGCCGAGCGGATCATGCTCGGGGCTGCCGCCGGGCTGGTGGAAGCCATGCCCCCCGCGAAGGAAGCCCTGATCGTCAACCTCGGGGACTTCTTCCACGCCGACACGCTGGACGCCATCACCCTGCGTTCAAAAAATCACCTCGACGTGGACACCCGCTGGAACAAGGTTCTGCGGGTGGGCGTCCGCATCATGCGCCAGATCATCGAGACGGCGCTCACCCGGCACCAGTCCGTGCGGGTCATAAACGAGATCGGCAACCACGACGAACACACGTCGCAAATGCTGACGGTGGCGCTGTCGATGGCCTACGAGAAAAACCCCCGCGTGAACTTCGACGAGTCGCCCGCGAAATTTCATTACCACCGCTTCGGCCGGTGCCTGATCGGGGTCACGCACGGCGACTTCGTGAAGCCCGAAGCCTTGGGCGGGATCATGTCCGCCGACCGGGCGCAGGACTGGGGCGAGACGGCGCACCGCTACTGGTACACCGGCCACGTCCACCACAAGCGGCTGTATGAGTTGCCGGGCTGTACGGTCGAGAGCTTCCGCACCCTTGCGGCAAAGGACGCCTGGCACGCGGCCAGCGGCTACCGCAGCGGCCGGGATATGCAGGGCATCGTCCTGCACCGCGATGCCGGCGAGGTTGAGCGGCACACCATCAACGCCGTGTCGGCATTGGCGAGGTCGGCGGCGTGATCTACGAAGGCCGGCCCTACGACGAACTCGTGGCCCTGCTGTACCAGCGGGACGGCGAGATCGCCGTGTGGCGGCAGCGGTGGAAAGAGGAACAGCAGGCCCGAATCAACGCGGAGGCGAACCAGTGTCAGTGCCCGTGACGATGCCGCCGATGGTCATGGTTGTGTGGGACGACCACCACATTTCGCTGGACGAGATTAGCCGCGAGGACGCCGCCAACCTCAAGCCGATGCGGCGGTATTCGTCGGGCTTCCTGTGGGCCGAGGGCGAATTCCACATTGCGCTAGTCATGGACTGGTCGCCAGAGAAGCCAGACCACGCCGACCCGTGCCTCTACATCGACCGGCGAACCATTGCGGGGATCTACCCTGCGCACGTCGGCCCGGTGCTGGGGGACGAGGATTGATGTATCAGCGGGGTGTTTTACCTATCAATCGGCGGGGGATTGATAGATGAGCTTTCGTCTGTCCCGCCGATCCCTCGACCGCCTACAGGGCGTCCACCCCGATCTGGTCAGGGTGGTGCACCGCGCCATTCGGATTACCCCAATCGACTTCGTGGTGCTGGAGGGGCTCAGGACCGAGGCCCGCCAGCGGGAACTGGTGGCGGCCGGGGCCAGCCGCACCATGCGCTCGCGGCACCTGACCGGCCACGCCGTCGATATCGCCCCGTGGGTGGGGACCGTCCGGTGGGACTGGCCGCTGTTCCACCAGCTAGCCCCCGCGATCAAGCAGGCCGCGAGCGAGGAGGGCGTGCCGGTGACCTGGGGTGGTGACTGGCGGACTTTTAAAGACGGCCCGCATTGGGAACTGCCAAGGTCCGCATACCCGTCTAACCCCTAGCTTCGCGCCAGCCGCAATACGAGGCCCGTAGGGGCGCGATGTCTAACGACGAATACCCTACCAGCGGCCCCGTTGTGCGATTCCCCTAGTGGCTTTTAACCAGTGTGTCGCGAGTTCGAGCCTCGCACGGCCCACCACTTTCCCGCGGATTTCGCGTCTAACAGTTTCGTGGGGTGCCTAACGTGTAGCCCCGTGGCGCGTCACGCGGCGGTATAGCGGCAGCAGCCCCATACCCTCGCGGTGGTCGGTTTCGGCCTTGTGGCGGACCTGGTGCAGCGTCCACGTCACCCCCAGCCGGCGCATGGCGGACTGCACCGCCCATTCCCCCCACGGCCCCCGCTGGCCGGTCAGGACGTAAGGCCCGTCTGACCGGGAACAGGCCCGTTCCACGAACCAGCGCAGGGAATCCGACCACCCCACGATCCGGCGTTTGCCCGTCTTGGACTCGTCCACCACGATTCCCTCGGGGGTTAACTGGTCCCGCCTGAGTTCCCGCAAGTCCTTCTGCCGCAGGCCGGTGAGGTAGGCGAGAGCGAGGAAGTCCTGGAACGGCTCGGGCGCCCGGTTGAAGGCGTCGAGAAATTCCTCGTGCGTGAGGTAGCGGCGGCGGGGGGATTCCCGGTTACGGCGGACGAACCGGCAGGGGTTGGACTCGCAATAGCCGTTCCGCAGCCCGTACTGGTAGACGCTGCCCAGCATTTCTATCTCGCGGTTCCCCATGACGGGGGCACCGGCCTGCTTCCGCGTCTCAAGGTAGCGGGCCACATCACCGGGGGTTACTTGGTCGGGCTGCATATGCCCGAACACGGCGGTCAGGTTGCGGACGTAGCTGCGGTAGTTCTTCTGCGTCTTGGGACGCAGTTCGGTCATGCCGGCCCTGACGTACTCGTTGATCATGTCCCCGAGGTTCGCGACCCGTTGCGCCGCAAGGCGGGCAAGGGCGGTGTAAAGGGCCTGATCCCCGTCAGCCGCCCGACTGAGGAACGTCCACCGGACTTTCCCCGCCTGTCGTTTGACGTGGTAGTAGGCCCCGTGCTTGACGTGGACGCGGGGCGGCAACTGCCGCGAAGTTCGGGCCACGGTTGTTCTTCTTCTGGCCGGTGAGGACGGCCGTTATGGCGTCCTCGGTGGTCAGGATTCTACCGTTGACCAGCCGGAAGGGTATCCCCGCCCGCTTGAGGTGGCGGGCAATGTCCGCCCCACGGGTCAGTCCCGTCGCCTCGGCTAGCTGTTCCTGGGTGACGATCACGGCCGCAGCGCCCGCGCCGCGCAGTCGCGGACGGCTTCGCCGATAGTGGCGGCGTCGGCAATCACCCGGCCGCGCTCGGCACGCCGCTCCAGTTCGTCAATCGTCATATCAGCCTCCTAAGCCCCACGCAGACGGCCGGGCCAGCCGGGGGAGAGTGCGCTGCGCTCGCGGGGGATCACCAGGGAACGTCCGAGTCGTCCGGCTCGGGCTTCGGGGCGGGCTTCGCGGGCTTGTCGCGCAGCGGGTCGAAGGCGAGGCTGAAGAACTTCCCGCTCTTACCTTCCTTGACCCACGCGGAAATCCGCATATCCACCCCGTTGACCCGACACTTGCCGGTGTGGGTCGGCGCCTTCGGGTTGTCGCTCTCGTTGCGGAACAGGCTTCCGCTGTTGTCACGCTGCTCGTAGCTCATGCCGCCTTCCTCTGCTTCAGGTACTTGTTAACCGCGCCGCGCTCGGCTGCCGACAGCAGCGCCCACGCGGCCACGAACACCGGCTTGTCCTCGTTCGCCTCGGCCCGCAGGGCATCAAGGCGCCGCGAACGCTCGTCCTCGTCCACGTCGGCGGTCAGGATGTCGCGGAAGCCCTTGGCGAACTCCTGCGCGAACTGCTCCTGACGGGCCGTCAGCTTCTCCCCGTCGTCGCGGGGGTCGATGCGGGTGGGCACCACGCTGGTCCGGCCCTGCGCCGCCTCGGCGTCGTCGTCCACTTGGGCCAGCCCGACGATAGCCGCCAGCGCGTAGCGGCGAGCGTAGGTAACCCCCGAGCCCATCGCCTGCGGGCCGTCGTCCTTGGTCTTGACGGGCATCCATCCGCGCACCCACTGGCCCGACGAATGGGCGAGGGTGGTCGCGACGTACAGGTGCTCGTCGCGCTCGGCCGTGGTCTGAATTACCGCGAGGCCGTTATCGGCCAGCGGCTTCCGGCACGCCTCCCAGCACGCGGCAAGGTCGGCGTACTTGGACTTGAAGAACGGGTTGGCGCTGTCCTTGAGCGCGCCCGTGATCTGGCCCTGCGCCTTGGCGAGCGCGGCGGCCAGTTCGGCGATGTTGTCGCTTGCGTCAGTCATTGCGTTATCTCCCGTTGGATCTCATCAGCCGCCCGCGAGCAGTCGCGAGCGAGGTCAAGCAGGTAGTCGGCCCACACGATGCCGCGGTCATCCCGCGCAGCGGCCATCTTCAGCCGGTCGGCCCGCTCTCTCAGCGCGGCCACGGCGAGGACGAGGTGGGCGGGCTGGATCACGCCGCCTCCTCCTGGTCCGACAGCACACCCCACGCCAGCGCCCGTGCGCGCTTGCACTCGGTGCAGCTCGCGATCTCGTCGAGCGCGTCCTCGTAGGCCGTGATCTTGGCGTTTAGGCGGGCGATCTCGGCCAGCAGGTTCAGTTCGTTCTGGGTCACAGCACTTCCTCCAGCACGCGCCAAGAAACCATGCGCGTGCCATCAAACGTCACTTCCAGCGGGATTCCGGCCAGTTGCGACACATCGGACTTCCCGGCCTTGTTCAGAAGCTCGATCAGCCGGCGCGACGTGTCGGCAAAAATTGCCGACTGTTCCTCCGTCGTCCACTTGGAGTATTCGCCCGGTTCATGCGCCCACGTCCCCCAAAAATCACCGACCCCCCACGCCTTGCCGCGGATGGTGAACGTCACCCCGAAGCAGGCGTCTTGATAGCCGCCGAAACCGACGTGGACGGAATCAATCTTCCCAAGTTCTGTGCGTGTCACCGTCCCGCCTCCACAAAGATCAGGACCGCGAGGGTCACGAACAGAATCGCGGCCATGAAGCCGGCCGAGAATCCGCAGTTGAAGTCGTCACTGGCGACGGTCCGGCGCTGCAATTCCTTGAGCCAGTGCTTGTGCGCGTAGTCGTGCCTCATAGCAGTGCTCCCGCTCGGGTGGTGCGATACCAGTCGTCGTAGTCGTCGTCGGCCGGGTAGCTGCTGACCGGGTCTACTGCCGGCTCGGGCGCCGCTTCCAGCGCGGCGCGCAGCCTCTCGATTTCACGCTCGGCGCTGTTGAGCAGGGCGGTCAGGTGCTTGGTGTCGCTCATGACGCCAGCCTCTCGGTGGACAGCAGGTACGCCTGCTGCGCCTCCATGCACGACCGCAGGTAAGCGCGGATCGCCATGGCGGCCGTGATGCCGTTGAGGTCGGCCGCTTCCTGAGCGATGGCGCACAGCTTCTCGTCGCTGGCCTCGCTGATCGCCTCACTGATGAAGGCGGCGCACTGGACCGGGTGGCGGTCGGCGAACTCGCGCAGCACGTCGGTGACCTCGCAGCCGGTGATCGGCTCCGACAGTCCGCCGCGCCAGGAATCGGTGAGCATGGCCGTGACCATGTCAGCGAGGTACGGGGTTCCGATGCGGGTATCCATGTCTGTCTCCCAGTGCCCGCCCCGTCGGCTGACCCCTCTCGCTAGGCACCCGGTTGGAGGAACGGGTGGGGGCGGGCTTGGAAGCGATTAGATAGCAAGCTAACAGGATTGTCAACCTTGCTTGCAAACACTGCCACAAGCCGGCGTCCGGCGCATCACCCAAACGGGTGAGGGCCGCGCAAACAGTCAGTTAACGGCTAGGTGGCGTTGGCGGCCCGGAACCGGGCGAACGCCAGGACTTCGGCTGCCAGCTTCTGGCGGTCGTCGGGCGGCAGGTTGTTCAGGATACCAGTCAGCTCCAGCAAGTCCGCCTCGGCCCTGTACGGGCCTCTAGGGCCGTAGCCCATGGCGACGTAGGCCACCGACATATCCGCGATCTCGCACAGGCTAAACAGGTGTTCCCAGCGGAGATTCTCGCTGTCCCCGCTGCACCACTGGTTGATGGCCGCACGGGTTACGCCGATGGCGTCGGCCAAGGCCGTGTAGGTGCCGTAGTTCGCCAGTCCGGCCTCGACGGCTTCACGCACGCGGCCAACCCGTCCCGGCGCCGGGGGGAGTTTCATTCGCGGTCTACCCATGCGGGAAGTTTTGCGGGGCGCGGATGGCATTGTCCTTGACTTGATTTGAAAGATTGGTATACAAACGCGGAATGACATTTGACGAAGTGATGGCGCACTACCGGACCCCCGCCGCGACCGCAAGGGCGCTCGGGATCACAAGGGCAGCGGTCTGTCAATGGCAGGGGAAGCGCATTCCGCTGCTTCGGCAGATGCAGCTTGAAGTCCTGACGGCTGGGGCGTTGAAGCGCGACCCCTTGCCGATTGTTGATGCGCCGCTGGCCGTGGGGGCTGAGTAAATGCCTCTTGACGCCACCCGGTCTGTTCGCTACCGCACAGACCCCCGCGCCGTCCGCGTCCACGCCGACGGTTCGCTGTCCCTTCGCCCCGGCGTCGATTTCCGCGAGCCGGGCCGCGAGTGCCCCCAGCCGCCCGTGGTCCCCACGGTGCCGCTGCCGGCCTACGAGGTCGTCGAGCATCGCCTCCCGGATTTCCTCCGCGTGAGGCTCCCGAATGTTTTCTGGATGACGACGGGCGGTGAGGCGTGATTGATCTCCACCTGGGCGACTTGCTGCGTGAGGCGCGCATCAACGATCTGCGCGTCGAGATGACGCTGGCCTATCGCGGCGGTGATCCCAGTCGCGCACGGGTCGCGTGGGAACTCCTGCGCAACGAGATCAAGGGCAGATCTCCGGCCGTCGTGGAGCGGATGGAACGCGAGAAGGGGCTGCGCTGAACACCCACGGCTAGGGCAGATCACCCGAAAAGCCGGGCTTCCCCTCCGGCCTGCCGTGGACTTTTTGAGGGGCCAAGGAGTGGGTATGGGTGCGATGGCGACAGGGCGGGAGGCGTACTTGCCTCTCTACGTCGGGGACTTCCTGGCTTCGACGGCGGAATGGGACGGCGAGGAACAGGGACTTTACTTGCTGCTTCTCAGCTACCAGTGGTCTATCGGTTCGCTGCCAGCGGACCCGAACAAGCTGTGCCGGATGATTCGGTGGGAGCGGAAGCAGTTTGACCGCTGCTGGGCGACCGTCGGCCCGAAGTTCCCCGAGGCGGACGGGCGGCTGGTGAACCAGCGCCTTGAGGAACACCGGGGCCGGGTCCGCGAGATCGTCGCAAAGCGGTCTGCTGCTGGCAAATCGGGTGCCAAAGGTCGGTGGCAAACGGATGGCAATTGCCATGCGGATGCCAATGCGTTTGCCAATGGCAATGGCATTGCGGATGCCACGGCTTTGCCAATGGCAACAGGAATGCCATCCAAACCAAACCAAACCAAACCAAGTAAACCAAGAGAAAACCAAGAGGGGGATAGCGCTGCGCGCAAGCCCGCCCCGAGGAAGGTTGGCATCCCCGAGGGGTTCGCCCTGACCCCCGACCTTTGCGCCTACGTCGCGGCACAGATCCCCGACGCTGACCCCGAGGCCCTGTTCGCGGGATTCGTGGATCAGGCCAAGGCGCAGGCGTGGCAGTACGCCGACTGGCCCCGTGCGTTCCAGGTTTACGCCCGGAACTGCAAACCCGGCAGTGGGCACTTCGCTGCTGGCCGTTACCCGAAGCGCGGAGGGCAGGCGGCATGGGTGTGACCGAACTGCTTTCGCGCCTTGCCGGCGTGAAGAAAACCGGCGCGGGGACGTGGGTGGCTCGCTGCCCCAGTCACACCGACCGCAGCCCGTCGCTGTCGATCCGTCAGGCTGACGACCGGGTGTTGCTGCACGACTTCGCGGGCTGCGACACGGGCGACATTCTCGCGGCCGTCGGGCTGACCTTTGCGGACGTGATGCCGGAGCGGGTAGACCACCACCGGCCCCGGATGCGGCCGGCATTCCCCCCGGCGGACGTGCTGGAAATCCTCGGGCACGACGTGACCTTGGCGGGGTTCGTCATGGCCGACGTGCTGGACGGCAAGCGCGAGTTCACGCAAGCCGACATGGCCGCGATGGTGCTGGCGGTTGACCGCTGCGCGAAGGCCGCGGAGTACGCCCGTGGCCGGTGAAATCGTCAGCGTGGTCGAGCGGATGCGCCAGTCGGCGGCGATGTACGTCACCGCGAAGGGTCTGGACACCGGCCCGCCGTCGGACGTGCTGGTGGACCTCGGCCCCCTGAGCGGGCGCGAGATTCTGGCGGCCTACGAGGCGCGGCACGCGAACTTCGCGACCACGCCGATGGACCCCGAGGGCAACGTGCTGCGCCTGTACCCGGGCGGCGTCACGATCTGGTCGGGGTTCCCGGGCTCGGGCAAAACCACCCTGCTGCGGCAGTGCATTTGCCACCTGCTGGCGAGCGGTCAGGCGGTGTTCCTGGCGTCGCTGGAGGAGGATCCCTCGGACGTGCTGGTGCGCCTCGCGGCCACGGCTGCCGGGGTCGTGCATCCGACCGCCGATCAAGTCCAACTGTTCATCGACGCCTACGAGGAACGGCTGCGGCTGTGGGGCGTGGTCGGCATCGCGAAGCACGCCGAGATTCTGGCCTGTATCCGGCGCGTGGCGGGCGAGGGCGTGGGCCATGCGTTCATCGACTCGCTGATGTGCTTGGACGTGGCTAACGACGATTTCGAGGGCCAGCGGAAGTTCGCCAACCTGCTGAGTGCGACGGCCCGCCAGACGGGGGCGCATATGCACCTCGTCGCGCACCCGCGGAAGCTGGTCAGCGCCAACCAGGAACTCGACCTCAACGACGTGGCCGGCGCCCGCGAGATCGGGGGGATTGCCGACAACGTGCTGTTCGTCCAGCGGAAGAACGAGGCGGGCCAGTACGGGCCCAACTCGGACCCCACGCCGATGCGGGTGGCGATCCGCAAGCAAAGGCACGGGACTGGCGCGCTGACCGACCTCGCGGGGTGGTTCTACCGTCGCTGGCGCCAGTACGCGCAGGAACAGCCGTTCGGGGAGATCCGCCCGCGCTGGTATCTGCCGGAGTCGGGCCGGTGATCGGCGGCGTTCTGGACTGTGCGGCTTTGGAGGCCCTGACGACGATGCAATGGCAGCGCGGCAGCAAATACCACCTGGAATCGGCCGACGGGAAATACACCGTTGCCCGTTACCACTACGCCGACGAGACCCCGCGGTACGCGCTGTGGCTGCGGACGGACCCGAAAACGTCGGTGCTGCTGGGGTTTTTCGACTCGGCCGAGGAAGCGAAGCAGAAAGCGGAGGAACGCAATGGATAACTGGGACGAGGTCGAAGCCGCGGCCGTCGTGGTGATCGTCTGCGCCCTGCTGGCGCTGGGCTCGATTGGGGCGTGGCTGATCGCGGAGGGGCTGGCATGAAGCACTACATCGGCAACGTGTGGGCGTGGCTGCGCGGCATCCCGTGGCTGTGGACGCGGGAGCCGAAGCTCATCGAGGGGCCGATAGTGGGGAAGCTGTGGGGCTGGGCGGTGGCGGTGGGCTGGGCGCTGGTGTTCGGGCTGCTCGGCGCCAGCGTGGCGCGGGCCCAGCAGCAGCCGCTGCCCGGCGTGCCGCCGTGGTGGCAGGCCGTGGCGTACATCGAGAGCTTCAAGGGCCTCGGCCTGCTGCCGCCCTGGGCGGGGCTGGAGGATGACTGGCGGTTCGTCGACTCCGCGGACTCGAAGCGCAAGGTGCTCTGCCTGCGCGACCGCGGGACCGGGGCCCGGTGGACGGCGACCGGCGACCTCGCGCGCTGGATCGCCGGGGCGCAGGGCGACCTCGGCATCCTGACCGCGCTGTGGGAGACGAACGCGAGCCCGCGGCCGGCGCCGCTGGCGGTGGACGTCGCGCTGTGCTGGCCGCAGCCCGTGGCTCGGGTACCAGTGACCCTCGGCGAGCCCGCCTACCGGGCCATCGTCCACGTCCGGCCGGACCGCCAAGCCCCGCTCGACTGGGCGGCCATGGGGAAGCTCGTCATGGCGCGGCCACCGGCAGGGCAGCCCTGTTCCGCGGCCCGCATCGCCGAGCCCACGGAGAGCGCCGACCCGCTGGTGACCTGGCGCATGGCGCCGGGCGGCGGGCTGACGCGGTGCCGGGGGTGACGCCCGTGCAGCCCATCCCCGGGGAGCGCCTGCGGCAGATGCAGGCCGACATCGAGCGCCACCAGCGGGCGATTGCCCGGCACCGGGACGCGCTGCTCGTGCTGGGCGCCGAGCTGTCCGACCTCATCGGCGCCAGCGCGCAGGCCGTCCGGGCGCTGGAGTCGGCGACCCGCTACCTCGAAGCCCAGCGGTGAGCGCCCGGCTCTTCGGCGCCCGCAACGGCCGCACCCGGCTCACGGACGGGCAGTGCCTCGCCATGTGGGCCGAGCACGAGCACGGCGCGACCTACCGGGAGCTTGCCGCCAGCTACGGCGTCCCGGTCATGACGGCGTGGCTGATCGCGGAGGGACTGGGGTGAGACACGCCGCCCGCCGAGACGTGATCGAGCCCGCCGTGATTGCCACGCTGGCGCAGATCGGGATTCCGTACCGGCCGGTGTCCTGTCCGGCCTTGGGCGACCTGGAGGTGATCCTCGCCGGCCGCCCGTGGCTGATCGAGGTCAAGAGCGGGAACGCCCGCTACAGCCCCGCCCAGTTGGCGCGCCGGCAATGGCTGCGGGACAACGGGGTGGACGTGGACGCCGAGTGCCCGACGTGGCGCAGCGTCGAAGATGTTTTCTCGTGGGTGACCCGATGACCTTCCTGCACCAGCACGCCGAGGACCGCGCCACCGGCAAGCGTCGCGGGGGCCAGCCGAAGCACGGCCACCCCATCAGCGTCCTGTGCGCTCAGGCCGGCATCAGCCGCAACACCTACCACAAACGCCGGAAGGCCGGGCTTACCCACGAGCAGGCCCTGAGCTACCCCCGGCAAGTCAACCAATGGCGGGTGGCGTGGCACAAGCCCGACCCGACCGCCGCCGATCACGCAACCGTTAACCACGCACTGAGGAACTGGAAATGACGAAGCGCAAGGGCCGCCCGCCGAAGTACGGCACGGAATCCCTGGAAGTGATCCTCGAAAAGCTGGGCATCAACCACACGTCCTACCGCAAGCGCCGGCAGCGTGGCATGACCCACGAGCAGGCCATTGCCGACGTTCTCGGGACTGACGTGCCGAGCGCGCCATGAGCGCCGGGGACATGGTGCTACTGGGCATCACCGTCGTGAGCCTGTGCATAGCCGCTTGGGCGTGGCACACCCGCTGATGTGCGCCATCGCCAGTATCGCAATTCTGCTATGGCTGGCCGCCATGGCGTGGGCGGTGACGCGTGGGTGACCTGCACATCCTGCCGGGCACCGACCGGATCGACCCCGAGGTGCTGCTGCGCAAGGCGCGGGAGTGGAATCTCGCTGACGCGGTAGTAGTCGGCAAAGACGTGGACGGCAACCTGTGCGTGGGGGTGACCATGCCGGAATGCGGGCGAATCCTGCTGTTCCTGGCCCTCGCGGAACGGTTTGTCGTGGATCAGGTAGTCAACGCAATGCACGAGGACGACGAATGAACGGCGAAATTGTTTACCAAGGCACCGTCTGGAAGCTGACCACGCTGGCCGACGGCGGCTGGCGCATCACCATCGACCTGAGCGACCGCGAGGTGCCGGCGATCCTGCCCCGGGATACGGTGGCCGTGGCGCTGCTGAAGTCGGGCGATGGATCTCCGCAAGCTGGCTAACGGCCGATCCTGCGTCCTTTGCGGACGCCAGGACGGAACCACGGTTCTGCATCACATCCAGTTGCGCGGTAATCACGGGATGGGGCGCAAGCCAGACGACTGGCCGTGGGGCGTGGAGGTCTGCGATAGCTGTCACCGGTATTTCCACGCCGAAGGCCGCCGCGATCACGAACTGATGTGCAAGGCAATGGGTGAACAGCAACTCGTCTACCGCGAACGCGGCATAATCGTTTTACGCAACCCGGAGGGTTCCACATGGAACGTGTGATTCGCTACATCCTGCGACTCTGGCCCACCTCGACCTTCGACACCCCAGCCCAGGTGCTGGCCCTCGACCCCACGGATATGCGCTACGTCCTCGACATGGGCGACGGCGCGGTGCTGCAACTGTGATCCAGTGGGTACACCTGCGCGGCAAGGAGTGGGGGCGGTGGTTCGCCCGTGAGGATACCGGGTGGCCCAAAGCCTCCCTGATGGCCCGGATTCGGGAGGAGGGCAGCGTCGGGGCCGCGATCAAGCAGCAGCTTGCCCGTGTGCCCGTAAAGCTCATGCCCCGTGCCATTGCGGCGTTCCACCGGGCTTTCCTGAGCCTGCCCGAGCAGCACCGGAACGTCGTAGCGGTCATGTACCGCAGTTCCCTGCCCTACGAAGCCAAGGCCAACGCCCTGGGCGTCACCAAGTCCACTCTGTACCGCCTGATCGATCAGTCGCACGGATACCTCGCCGCCCGCATTGACGACGGGGACAATTCCCAAAGTTCCCAAAGTTCCCAATCGGGGTATGAGGATTTTGCTAGGGTGGACTAGCGTGCAAGCGTGTGCGTTCAGCCAATGCAGATCGTCAAGGAAAAAACCGCCGTCGAGATTTCCGCCGCCGTCCGGGGAGATGATGGTTCCATCGTCACCCCGACGACGCTGAAGTACCGTCTGGACTGCCTGACGACGCTGCAACCGATCAAGGCGTGGACGACCCTGACGCCGACCGCCGTGACGACAATCCCGATCACGGCGGCCGAGAACGCCATCCGCGACGACACCAACGCTTACGAGGACCGGAGCCTGGTCGTCCTGACGGACGAGGGGCTCGCGACCCAGCAGACGACGCAGCACGTTTACCGCGTCGAGAACCTGTACGGGCTGGTATGAGCGTCACCCGCCGCCAGCTTGCCGCTGCCCGCGCCCGTGAGGGCATCCCGGTGTCCCTGATCCTCGAGGAACTGGTGAAGCACCTGCGGGGCCGGCGCGACCTTACGGCGACCCAAATCCGGGCCGCTGAAATCCTCCTGAAGAAAGCCATGCCCGATTTGCAGTCGGTCGAGATGACGGCCGACATGACGGTGAGAGATGCCACGGAACTCAGCCGCGAGGAACTCCTCCGTATCGCCGCAGGCGGCGGCGCGGGAGCTACTGAGGCGGCAGACGGCGACGGAGAGCCTGCTGCCGTTCACTGAGTACGTCACGCCGAACTGGCGGGCCGGAAAGGTACATCGGGCGATCTGCGACCAACTGGACCGGGTGGTCAGGCGGGAAAGCGACCGCCTCATGCTCCTGGTCCCGCCGCAGCACGGAAAATCAACCGTTGCCAGCCGGCGGTTCCCGGCCTTCCTGCTGGGTCATAACCCGCAGATGGACGTGATTTCGGCGAGCGCCACCGCGCAGCTTGCCGAGGAATTCGGGCGGGACGTGCGGAACTGCATCGCCTCGCCGGAGTACCGGCGGCTGTTCCCCGAGACGAAGCTCGCCGAGGACTCGCAGGCCAAGGGCCGGTGGAACACGGCAGCGGGTGGCGGGTACTACGCCGTGGGCATCGGCGGCGCCCTGATGGGTCGCGGCGGTGAACTGGCGATCATCGACGACCCGTTCGCGACGTGGGAGGACGGCCAGAGCCAGCTAGCCCGTGACCGGGCGTGGGACTGGTACAAGGGCACCCTCTACAACCGCGTCCGTCCGGGTGGGCGAATCATCGTCATTCAACACCGGATGCACGAGGACGACCTCGTAGGCCGCCTATTGGGCCAGCAGGCTGCCGGAGGCGACCGCTGGGACGTGGTTGAGCTACCGGCCGACCTGGACGACCCCCCGTGGCCCGAGCGTTACGACAGGGCCGCCCTGGAGCGCATCAAGGCCAACACCGACCCGCTGAAGTGGTCGGCGCTGTATATGCAGCAGCCGATGCCCGAGGAGGGCACGTTCTTCAAGCGCGAGTGGTTCTGGCGCTACCGGCTGGACGAAGTGCCGGCGGTGAAGAAATACCTCACGTCGGACTTCGCCTTCACCGAGGGCGGCGGGGACTTCACGGAGCTAGGGATTCACGGCGTCGCCACCGAACGGGGCGAGACGCGGCTGTATCTCGGCATCGACGGTTGGTACGGCCAGCAGGATCAAGTCCAGTGGGTCGAGCAGTACATGGCCCTCGTGGCCCGGCACCGCCCCTTGGCCGAGTTCGGCGAGGCGGGAATGCCGAGGAGAGCCTCGGAGGGCCTGATCACGCGGATACGCCGGGAGCGGAGGATTCCCGGGGGCTTGGTGGACTGGCTGCCGACCATTGGGGACAAGGTAGCGCGGGCTTCCAGCTTGAGAGCGATGGCGAGTATGGGTCGCGTGGGTTTGCCGGCAAACGACTACGGGGATCGCTTACTGGCCCAGTTTCTGGGATTCCCCGCCGCGAAATACGACGACGCCGTGGATATGTGCGGACTGATGGCGCGGGCGATTGACCAGGCGCACCCCGCGTTGGGGGTTGTGGCAAAGCCCAAGGTGCAGCGGGACCGCTGGGACCGGGCGTTTGAGGATACCGAGGGCGACTCTTGGCGGACGTAGCGAAAACCGACGACATCCTCTCCCGCGTCGTCGCGAACTTCGACGCGTGGTGGGATGCCACGATTACCGCACGGGAGGAATCCCTGCGGGCGCGGGATTACTACGACGGCTACCAGTGGACGGACGAGGAAATCTCGACCCTGCGGAAGCGCAAGCAGGCGCCGATTGTCGATAACAAGATCAAAGACAAGATCGACTATATGGTGGGCCTTGAGGTCGCGTCGCGGACGGACCCGAAGGCATACCCGAGAACCCCCGCCCACGAGCAGGACGCCGAGGCCATCACGGACGCCCTGCGGTATGTGGGCGACGACCAGGACTTTCCCAAGATCCGGTCGGACGTGGCCGAAAACGTGTTCATCGAGGGCATGGGCGGCGCCGAGATCATCGTCAAGAAGGCCGGCGACGGCATGGACGTGGTGATCCGCCGCAACCGCTGGGAGCGGTGCTACTGGGATCCCTACAGTTCCGAGGCGGACTTTGGCGATGCGCGCTTCCTCGGCACGTTCGCGTGGATGGACATTGACGACGCCCGGGCGAAGTGGGGCGACAAGGAGGATCTGTGGGATCTAGCCTCGTCGCGGTTCTCCTCGGGGGGAATGGCCGAGTCTGACGACGACCGCCCGCAGGAGGTGCCGCACTTCGACCACCACCGCAAGCGCGTGCGGGTGATCGAGCAGTATTACCGGCACAAGGGCCAGTGGCTGCGCTGTGTGTTCGTCAAGGACGGGTTCTTGGAGGAGCCGAAGCCGAGCCCGTACCTGGACGAGGACGGCGAGCCGGAACACCCCTATGCGTGGGTGTCGGCGTTCGTGGACAAGGAAAACCGGCGCTACGGCGTTGTCCGGCGGTTTGAGAGCCTCCAGGACGAGATCAACCACCGCCGCAGCAAGTCGCTGCACCTGCTGAACACTCGCGGGGTGGTGCTTGACGACGGGGCTGTTGCCGACGTGCAGAAGCTGCGCGCCGAGATCGCAAAGCCGGACTATGTGATCGAGAAGGCGCCGGGCATGGAACTGGCGATTAACCAGAACCTTGACCTGTCGGCCGGTCACGCCGCGCTGTTGCAGCAGGCGACGGAGGCCCTGTCGATCACCGGCCCGAAGGCCCCGACGAACACCAGCAGTTCGCAGTCTGGCCGCGCCAAGCAGTTGGACCGGCAGTCCGATGCCCTGGAGGTGGGCCGGCTGTTCGACAAGCTGCGGCACTTCCAGAAGACGGCCTATCGCAAGGTCTGGCACCGCATCAAGCAGTTCTGGACCGACGAGACGTGGGTGCGGATTCGCGACGACGAGGGCGCGCCCAAGTTCGTCGCGCTGAACAAGGGCATCACGGCCCAAGAGCTTGTGCAGATCGCGCAGCAGAACGGTATGCCGGTCCTGCCGCAGTTGGCCGAGATGGCCCGCCTGACGCCCACCAAGGTCATGGCGAAGCGCAACGACGTGACGAAACTGGACGTAGATATCGTGCTGGACGAGATGCCGGACGTGACCGTGCTTCAGCAGGAGCAGTTTGCGGAACTGGTGACGCTGGCACAGGCGGGGGTGATCTTCCCGCAAGACGTGTACCTCGAAGCCAGCAACCTGCGGAACAAGAAGGCGCTCAAGGAAAAGCTCTCGGGTGGCGATTCCCCCGAGATGCAGGCCGTGGCGCAGGCGCAGCAGGAATTGGAGGCGCGTGGGGCGAATGCCCAGGTCACGCAGCTTGAGGCGGACGCCGCGAAGGCCGTTGAGGAGGCCAAGCAGGCGCAGATCACGACCGCCGTGGCGACCGCTGGTGCGGCAGGGATGGCGGCCGGGTGAGTACGGCGCTGATCCAGTTTGCGCTGCGCAAGGCCAAGGCCGGCGGCGGTGGGGCCACGGACCTTGGCTACACCGCCTCGACGCGGGTGCTTACGTCCTCGACGGGCGCTGACGTGACCTTGCCGCTGGTGTCGTCCAGTAACGCCGGCCTCACCCCTGCATCCGGAGGCGGCACGACTAACTTTCTGCGCGCTGACGGAACGTGGGCAGCCCCTGCGGGCGCCGGCGGCAACACCTATATGCCGGGAGGCTGGTAGTGAGCAAGTCAAACACTTTCGAGAACGAGCTGTTGTTGTTCATGTTCAACAACACGGCGCTGTCGGGGTACGGCACGACGTATTACGTCGCGCTGCACACCGCCGACCCCGGCGAGGCGGGCGATCAGACCACGAACGAGTGCGCCCACGGCAGCTATGCGCGGGTCGCGGTCAACCGCAACTCGGGTGGTTTCACGGTGTCGGGCAATCAGGCGCAGAACACCGCCGAGGTGCTGTTCCCGACCTGCACCAGCGGGTCCGAGACGGCGACCCACGCGAGCATCGGCGTGGCGTCCTCAAGCACGTCGAAGATTCTGTACAAGGGCGCGCTGTCGTCCTCGCTGGCGATCAGCACAAACATCGCCCCGCGCTTCGCGATCAACGCGATCACGGTGCAAGAGGACTGACATGGGTTTTGCCACCTACGACGCCTACATCAACGCCATCACGTCCGGCCAGCGGGCCGGCATCACGGCGAACCGCACCATCCAGACCTCGGCCACCTCGGCGGCTGGCCGCTGGCACGAAACCCTGTCGCAGTCCGGTACTGGCGGCCCCATGACCCTGACCGGCACGGCCGGCACGGGCATCGTCATGTCCTCGGCCACCACGGGCTCGATCCCCATTGGCGCGGACGTGTCCCCCGCCACCCGGCACCTGACCTCGATGACGGTCTACACCCCCGGCACGACCGTGGTCCCGGGCATGGTCCTGCTCACGGATATCATCCACATCTACCCGTCCCTGGTCGTGGTCACCACGCCGTCCGCCCTGTCCAACCACCCGACGTGGACGGGCTCGGGCGATACCCGCATGACCAATGCTCGCGGTGTGCAGGCGTCCATGCTGCTGACCACGGCGTCCTCGGCGGCGGGGCAGATGACGCTGACGTATGTCGATCAGGACAACAACACCGCACAGGCGCAGACGGGCTCCCTGTTCGGTGTGGTCGCCGCCCACCCGGGCGGGTGCCTGCTCGCGCAGACGCCAGTGTCGGCCACCGTCGGCGGCCCGGTCATGGCCGTTGGTGCCGGCGATACCGGAGTCCGGCAGGTGTCGAGCTACGCGATCAACGCCAACGCCACCGCGGGCACGGGCTGCATCGTCCTGCACCGGCCGATTGCGTACATCCCCCTGCTGGCTGCCAACACCCCGACCGTCTACGACTTCACCACGGGGCCCAATGCGTTCCCGCGCATCTACGACGGCGCCTGCCTTGGGATGTTCGTCCTCGCGGGCGGTGCGCTGGCGGCCAGCCAAGTGGTGGTCGCTGACCTGCAATGGGCGTGGGGATGATCAACTACCGCCTGCCGGGTAACGCTGACAGCGCCGTGGCGTT